ATGGAAGAAGAAAACGAAATTGAATGTGATTGCTACGGGTGCGTAACAATGCGTCACGCCTGCATTCACGAAGAAACTGAACTTCTCGAGCGTCTTCAAGATCTTGGATTTGGAGATCGTTCGGATGGGTAGTATGCATCTTGTCAAAGGTCTTTATAGTACAAGATCACGTAAACCAAAAAATGGCAAAGTTCCGCAAGATCGTCTTGCGGTGCTTCGTATTGAGTGGAAAAAGTATAATAAACTAATGAAGCAATCACGATTGCATTCAAAGGTGATCAAAAAGTTTGATGATTATGTTTTATATACTCAAGGTAAATATAAACCAGAAGAAGCAAAACGTAAACGTCAAATAATTACAGAAAAGTTTGATCAAACAAAGCATATTGCCAAATCGCATGGTGATCAAATTGGTGGCATGGGTGCAGCAAAAGAAAAGAATACTTATACTGGCGATCTCATCGTAGGCATTGCTACCATGCATAAATCAAATCTTGTTCCAGTGATGCGAGGAACAAAGCAAGCTGAAGAGTTTGCAAAAATGCGTCGATAAATCTATTTACAAATGGACGTAAATAATATATAATGAATATATTAATAATTGAAAAGGAATATATAATATGAAAAAATTAATGAATAGTTTTTCAAAAGCAAGAGGTGTTGATCAATTTGAGCTTTTAGCCGGAATAATAATTTATGGGTTTTGTTTCTTTCAATTCTTCTATTCATATCCGGATAATGGTTTAGATTTTTTTGGTTGCTTTGTCGGTCTATTCTTTATGTGGGATGGATTACTTAAAGTAAAGGAATATTGATAGGTGATTCTCATTGATTATTCAGCAATTTCTATATCGAATATTGCAATCCAAAAGCTACAACCTGACGAAGATCTCTTTCGCCATATGGTTCTCAATTCCATACGTATGTACCGTAAAAAGTATGGCCGTGATTATGGCGAAATTGTTCTTGCTTGTGACGCTGGAGGTAATTGGCGTAAAGACATATATCCAGAATATAAGTTCTCTCGTGCAAAGAATCGTAACAAATCAGATCTTGATTGGGGCAAAATTTATGAAATGCTTGGTAAGATCACAGATGAAATCGATGAGTCATTTCCGTATACTGTCCTTCGTAAAAAAGGAATGGAAGCCGATGACATCATTGCAGCCATGGTTGAATATACGCAAGAGTTTGGCCAACACGAAGAAATCATGATTATTTCTGGTGATAAAGATTTTGCTCAATTACAAAAGTATAGTAATGTAAAGCAATATTCTCCGATCACAAAAAAGATGATCACTATTGATGATCCACATACAAATCTTAAAACTCAAATACTCAAAGGTGATACTTCTGATGGAGTTCCAAATGTTCTTTCACCTGATGATATATTTGTACAAGAAGGTGGACGTCAAACTCCTTTACGCAAAAAATTACTTGACACTTTCCTTGAAGCTAAGAACGTTCGTGACGTTATGACCGAAGATCAGTATCGAAATTATATTCGTAATAAGAAAATGATTGATCTATCCGAATGTCCAGACGAGTTTAAGGATTATATACATAATGAATATAGCAAACAAATTGCTGTTAACCATTTAAACAAACCTAAGGTAATGCCTTATTTTATACAAAATAATTGTCGTAACCTATTAACTAATATCCAGGAGTTCATACAATGAAATACAAAATGGTGTGGGAAGTATTCGATGCTGTCAGAAAGGCTCGTACTAAAGATGCAAAAGTTGCAGTATTAAAAGAAAATGATTGCGCTGCAATACGTGATTATTCTCGTTGCTTTTATGATGATCGAATTGAGTTTGCATTACCAAAAGGTGAAGCTCCTCCTTACGAAGCAAATGATCCGCATACTGCTCCAACAAACTTCATGCGAAAAAATACTCAATTGAAATACTTTGTTAAAGGTATCAAAGAGTGTGAACAACTGAAGCCATTCAAACGTGAGGCAATGTTTATTCAATTGCTTGAAGGTATTCACCCAAAAGATGCAGAGCTACTCATCGATATGGTAAATAAAAATCTTCCAAGACGCGTCGGTAAAGAAGTTGTTGCTGAAGCTTTCCCTGGATTGCTTCCGGAATAACTGTAACATTAATGTTACACTTTTAACGAAAATAGAGAAAAATGAGCTTTATGCTCATTTTTTTGTTTACAACACTTATGAATCATTGTATAATGGACCTATCAAAGCAACAAAAGGACATTATATTATGACAAATTTTATCGTAGAAACTCAAATTTTAGAAAACTATGGCTCACATGAGGGCGAAGGCACTCATGCTAAAGGCGAATCTTACTGGAAATGTAAGGGTGGTAATACCTTTCTTGTTCACGGTTGTGAGCGTAGTGCTGATGCATGGGCTTTCGTGATGGCTGCATTCTCTGAAAATAATATTTATTTCAAGGAATTTCCAGTAAGTGTTACTACTTTTGACGAATATCTAGAAGAGACTCTAGGTGCAATGAGTGACAGAACTAGAGAATTTTACGAAAGCCAAATCATGGTTGTTTCGCCAGATACTAGAGATGTTCAAACGTTTTCTGATTGGGAAGAAGAAATGTTTAAGTCTGAACAGCTTTTTAACGTTAACGAAAGTGATCAGTTAGGTCTTTACAAATAATGAATATTTTTATACTTAACGAAGATCCAGTTATTGCAGCTCAAGAACAGTGCGATAAGCATGTTCCAAAAATGATAGTCGAAAGTGCGCAAATGCTTTCGACTACTCATCGTATTCTTGATGGCGTTGAATATCGTGCTCCTTCTAAATCCGGCAAAACAATGGTCAAACATTGGAAACTCAATGATGCGACTATGGAAAAATGGCTTTACAAAGCTGTACATGTCAAACATCCTTGTACTATCTGGACAGGCCAATCAATTCTAAACTATGCATGGCATTACAAACATTTTAAAGCACTTTGTGATGAGTATACATATCGTTATGGTAAACAACATAAAACAGCACGTGATTTGCTCTATTATCTTTCGACTCCACCAAAGAATATTCCAATTGTGGATCAAACTCCATTTCCTCTTGCGATGAAGTCAAATCCCGAATGCATGTTTGAAGATGCGGTCAAATCGTATCGTGCTTTTTATCAAACAAAACAAGAAAGATTTAAAATGGTATGGAAAAAACGTGAAGTACCTTCTTGGTTTGTTTATAAATAGATCATATTAAGAAGGAAATACAATGCCACTTTATTCAATGAAAAATATTAAAACCGGTGAAATATCTGACATGCACTTGAGTTTTGCTGAACGTGAAGATTTACTTGAAAAAGGCGAATACGAACAGCAAATAAGTGGTATTAACATTGTATCAGGGGTTAGAAGTTTGAATTCTAGAACTCCTGATGGATTTAAAGATTTATTAAAAAATATGAAAGACAACCGCGGCCGTCCAGCCAAAAATATGACTATCGCAGGAGATAAGTAAATGGACCTTAAAAAACTACAAAAAGAACTTGAAGTCGACGAAGGCGTTGAATACAAAGTTTACAAAGATCATCTTGGATATCCTACGTTTGGCGTAGGCCATTTGATTCTTGAATCAGATCCTGAGTATGGACAAGATGAAGGTACTCCTATTTCTGAAGAGCGAGTTGCTGAAGCATTTGAAAAAGATTGCGAAAGCGTTTTAAATGATTGCAAAACACTTTATGATGGATTTAATACAATGCCTGAAGAAGTACAGCACGTATTGGCGAATATGATGTTCAATATGGGTCGACCTCGTTTATCCAAGTTTAAGAATTTTGGTAAAGCAATCAATGATAGTGACTGGAAGCAAGCCGCAATTGAAGGCCGTGATTCACTATGGTATCGTCAAGTGACAAATCGCGCAGAACGTTTGATGATAAGACTAGAAGAAATTTAATAATGAAAGATATATTATGTTTGAGCATGAACCAATTGATATTGGATATAAAGACCTTGAATGCGAGACTACTGCTACTGGAAGGCGTTACGTTACGCCTACCGGAAGTTCTTATCCTAGCATTACTACTGTTCTAGGCGAACTTTCTAAAGATTCAATAATGAAATGGCGTAAGCGCGTTGGTGAGGAAGAAGCCAACCGCATCTCGCATCGTGCTGCATCACGTGGTACTGCGGTTCATGATTTACTTGAAAAATATGTCAATAACGAAGAGATACCAAAAGATACTCTGCCTCATATTTACAATTCATATTTGAAGATGAAGCCAATCCTTGATGCGAGAGTATCAAAGGTATATGCTCAAGAAGCTCCTCTCTATTCTGATTATTTACAGATTGCTGGTCGAGTCGATCTCGTTGGTATGTGGGATGGAGTTCCATCTATTATAGATTATAAAACCTCTCGTAAGAAAAAGAAAAAAGAATGGTGTGAAGGTTATTTCATGCAATGTGCTTTTTATGCTCTTGCGTGGGAAGAACGAACCGGAATGGCTATACCGAATATTGTAGTTGCGATGGACGTTGATAATGAAGATCCATTAGTCTTTGTTGAGCATCGAGATAATTGGATAGATAAACTAAAGAATGCAATTGAATTTTATCATTACCGTAAAAGCGGTACTGCATAGGGAATAAATATGAAACGTCTTATCGCTGGACCTTGCCAAGCAGAAACCTACGATCTCTCACTTCAAATCGCAAAGCACATGAAAAATCTTTGTGACAAGTATCAGATCGATTATTACTTCAAAGCGAGTTTTGATAAAGCAAATCGTTCTCATATTAAAGGCGAACGTGGTCCTGGTCTCTACGAAACTCTTCGTCAATTCAAGAAGCTAAAGAAAGATATACCAGGCCTTAAAATATGTACAGACATTCATGAGCCTTGGCAAGCAAAAGAAGTTCATGGATTTGTTGACATCATACAGATACCAGCATTCCTTTGCCGGCAAACAGATTTGATCGAAGCAGCCTGTGATACCGGTAATATTGTGAATATTAAAAAAGGTCAATTCCTTTCACCCACCGATGTTCCAAATATTTTATCAAAAACACGTGGTGATGTATGGATCACTGAACGCGGTACAAGTTTTGGTTATAACAATTTAGTAGTAGATTTCAATGGCATGCAGTGGATGTTAAAGAATGTAAAAGCACCACTTGTCTTTGACGCAACTCACTCAACGCAAAAACCTGGCGGTAATGGTCAATCATCAGGTGGTAATCGAGAATATACTCCTGGTCTTGTCAAAGCAGCTCACGCAATCGGTGTTGAAAACTTCTTCCTTGAAGTACATCCGGATCCAGACAATGCCCCAAGCGATGGACAAAACATGATGTACCTCAAAGATGTAGATCAATTATTACATCAAACTCAGTCAATACTCGAATGGCCGATAAAGTCTAACTTTTGGAGTGAATAATGAAAGATCGTATTAATTCTCTTTTTGCTATTTGTATTCCAGCTCGTTATGGATCAACACGATTTCCAGGTAAACCACTAGAAGATCTTGGTAATGGCAAAAATTTGATTCAGCACGTATATGATGTTTGCGCCTCGACCGGTATCGATACTTATGTCTTGACTGATTCAATTGATATTATTAAATCCCTTGGTTCTAAACGTCGTACTATGATGACTATTAATGAACACGAAAATGGTACAAGTCGTTGTGCTGAATTTATGCATCGCCATCGTTATAATTCATATCGATATATTATTAATGTTCAAGGAGATATGGTTGATGTAAGGCCTGATATGATTCAACAAATCGTTAATTATGTCAGCAATCTTTACCTATTAAATGTTAGTAGTCAAATACCAGATGTTCTTAGCCTTTATACTGAAATGAAACAAGAAGACCGTGAGAATCCTCACGTTGTTAAATGTATACATAACAATAGTACATTAGCAAAGGCAATATGGTTTTTGAGAGCTCCGCTACAATATGGTAGTCAGCATTTAGGAATTTATGGTTATACCAAGGATGCTTTACTCATATATAATGAATTGATACCAGAAGAGCACGAAGAAATAGAATCGTTAGAACAGTTACGTTGGTGCGTAAACGATATAAACTTTAGATTACTTGAAACAGATTATGATGGGCAAGAAATTAATACGCCTGAAGATTTAGAAAAATGGAAAGAAATAAATAATGTTACACGGTAAAATTTGGGGAAATACAGAATTAATCGAGGCGAACCACGCACTTGAATTCCATCGCATTGAAATCAACGAAGGCGG